TTTCGTCAGTATGTATCATCATAGTTGAGCTCCTGTGTAATTCCTATAACTCGAATCGTATACTATTTGGAACCGAAAGTAAACATTTGGTTTACAAATATAATAATTTAAACAACGGTCCTAAAGTTTTGAACGATTTATGAGCTTCTACGTATTGTTCTAAAGTTTTGACATCTTTAAAAAAACCATTTGTGAATATAGCCATTTTATTACTTTGTTTGCTCAAATGCCACCCGGAAAGATCTCTGTTGAAACTCTCACACCCAGCGAACATGTACAACACGTTTTCAGTATGTTCTAAATCAAAACTCGAAACATCCCCGTTGAACTTGGTACAACCGTCGAACATATGACTCATGTCTGACATGTAGGATAAGTTGAAATTTGTCAAATCTGAATTAAAACTCTCACACCCAACGAACATATATTCTGCGAAACGCAGTTTTTTGGGTTTCCACTTTGACAGATTGGAGTTGAAGTTTACACAACCATCGAACGCACGACCTGCGCTTGTGACATTTTCAACGTTCCATTCTGATATATTTCCTTGAAAATCTGTGTTTATGAACAACCTATCCAAGTTCGTTATTTGAGAAACATCTAAGTGGTTCAAATCGGCGGTTTTAGGTGAGTTGTTGATTATATCTTTAAGTTCCTTTTTCGTGTTAACTGTGATTTTAGGATTCATGTTTTTATTTATAACCTGCCGAAAGTTATAGATAATTGAAAAAGAGCTACAACTTAGAAGTGGAACTACTGCATAACAATTTATATGTAGAGATATGGAACTGACAGCTCTTACTAATTTTCAGTTATAGTTGACCGCGCGAAATAAAAATCCCCAAATCCCTAAGAAGTTCAAAGTTGAATTTGCGCTTCTTGGATTGGGAATTCTTCTGGGTAGTAGCTTAGGGAAAGTCGGTGTTGGTATTGTTTAAAGAAAATTCCTCCTGGTTTTCTAAGTCCGAAGTTATCAACTAAGTCGTACACGTTTGCTATTTTCTTACTTGGGTGAAGTCTTAAAATTCTCCCGATGCTTTGCGTAACCGTTGTGAATGATTTCAAAGGAGATGCAAATACCAAGTTGTGGAGTTTTCGAATGTTAACTCCTGTTGATAATAACATATAGTTGGCTACTAAAATTTGGTTTTGTGTTTCAATTTTTTTTATTTTCATTAATTTCCTCAAACATTACACCTAGTGTGTTTTTAGTCTTTTCGCTGTTCGTGTTGCGTTTAGGGTAACAAGGTTTTCCAGTATTGATGAACTTGCGCACTAACGTTGCGTTAAAATTATAATGTTTTATCATATCGTCAAATCCAGTAAACGTTTCGTCAGTTCTGTCACGGAAGGTAATTTTTATAATTTTTTTCGGTTTGTGTGCTCTTTTTTTCATTTTTTCTAAATATACAGGGTCTTTCCATTTAGCAGTGATTTTTTCACTCGCAGCTTTTCGTTTTTCTGTCCGTTTATTGACATCTCGCATAGTTTCGCAAAACGACTTGTAGAACGATTCATCTTTGTATCGTTGTACTAGCCCATTACTTATGGCTGTTTTGTGCAGTTTTGATAATTTTACTCCGGTTTTTGCAGTTCGTATGTTGTTTTTCCATTTTTTGCCTCGTTTTTCCATACCTTTCTTTAATTTAGTTTTCTTCTCATTTGCTGCGTCAACACCGTACAACTCTTCGTATGTTTTACCTTTAGCGAACTGGCGTATTTTATCTTTGTGTTCTTGTGTCTTTGGAACGCCAACTACACTAAACCCCATACGTGTGTTGATAGCTTTGTTGTAAAACGATCTATGAACTTGTACTTGGAATTTTTCATGAAGCATAGTTTCGAACAACTCTGCTGTTTTTCTACTATTGAACGTCCTGACAACTTTATATTTGTAACGCTTTGGGTTTTCACGCTGGTCTAGTATGAATTGTTTATCTGTGCTTGAGCTAAAGTACGTTTTACCCAGATCTGTCACCGGTTCAACGTTTGAACTTCTACAGCCGTAGTAATGTTTGTTGAGCTCTGTGTTTGTAATCCTGTACACGTAATGAAATTTCATAAACAACTACTCACCGTCGGTTTTTTAACCATTCGTCACAAATATCAGAATCTTCAGTTAATTCACCAGCTGTAATTTCGTCGCCATTCGACAAAAGCACCTTTTCATCGCTGTGTAACCTGACAATATCTCCGTTTTCAAGAGTAATTTTGAACAAATCTTCTTCTAAAATCTTTCTAGTTCTTTCTCTAGTTAGCTTGTCGTCTTCCCCGTTTAGAAAATAAACCCCGTGTTTTCGTTGAAACTCGAATGATTTTTTACCAGTTATGTGTTTGTTGAGAACTTCAACTTCTGGGTGTAGCGATTTCATAATTTCAGTAAACAACAGCTTTCCGTGAATTGTGTGTTGGTACAACCCGAGTGTATTCCCTGTTGATTTCAACTTAGACATGAGTTTAACTACGAATTTAGTTCTCGGTTCATGTTCTTTGACGAATATCATTTGTTTTGGGTATGTTTTTTGCAAGTTAAACTCACGTTTGTCTTCTTTTGTGTAGTTCAAAATTAAAGAGTTGATTTTAATAGGAGTTGCTAACTTTCGGTCGATTAGTTGTTTGGTAGTTATGAAAGTTCTAGGAAGTCCAAACAAACCGACGACTTGCATTTTAGCACATAAATCATCAGGGATTGTCCCAGTTAACCCCAACTTGTACTTGCAGTTTTGGCTGTTGTTGATTATATCTTTAAAAACGTCAGCGCTGGATTTGTGAGCTTCATCTGCTATTATATAATCTATTTCGTGTAATTTGTCTTGATAACCAGCCAAAGACTGCCAGGTTGAAATAGTCAAAGATTTGTCAAATTTTCGTTCTGTTTCTCCACCACCAATCAATCTTGTGTTTTCGTAAAGTTCTCCTAGGTTGTAACTGCCGATGTCATTTCGGAACTGGGTCAGTAGGTTAATATTGGGAACTATCAACAGACCTTTCTTACCCTTTCTGCGGAAGAATTCACAAATCAGAGAGATTATAACTGATTTACCAGACCCAGTGCAAGCTTTAACTAACAGCTTGCCACTTTTAATACACTCTATGAATGCATTTTTTTGAAAATCGTAAGGTTCAAAAGGTAGAATTTCACACATTTCGTTTAGGAATCTTTCTAACTCTTGGTTTGAAAATTCTTGAGTGAAATCGTGTGGACTTATGTTAAAATTACCCAACAAGTTCAAGTGTCCGTTCATAACTAAAAGTTTTTCGTTTTTAATAGTCGTGAAGTAGTCAAATTTAGATTTAAACCCAGCTTTCACTAACGGGTCAAAAAATGCTCCAGCTCGTTCAACTTTCAAATAATCTTGAATTGAGTTCAGCAATTCCAAAGGTCCAGAAATTAGTGAGAAAGACTCGTCCAATCGTCTAACAGTTAAATTTGCTGTATTCATATAGTCCACCCCATTGTAAAACGTACATATTAAAATTTGGAATTCTTCAAAATCCATAACAACAACCATAGTCTAAAAAATTAAAATGAATGGTTGATTTATAGTTAGATATCATGTATGCTTGTTTAAAACAATTTTTGTATTTTAAAAACTCCAAGCTTAGTTACAAGTCTGGTTCTAGTTCGTTAATCTCAACGGCTAAAGGTTTGTTTTGTTGGTTTTTAACAGTTATTTCTACTATAAACGCTCTTGAGTTATCCACGTAGTTTCCTATTTGATATATTCAAAATACACGTTTACATTTTCGTCAACAACGTAGGCTCGGTATCCGATAGTTTTGAAGTTATTTTTAGTTTGCACTTTATACCCACATTCGTTGAGGATTGATTTTAGTCGTTTGTTTTTATTAATGTATTTTTGTTGATACCAGGGTAATATTGGATTTTGTCCGAATTTCAGCAAGTTGTTGTAGGTTCCAAGTACATCTTTGTTGTTGATTACAGATTCTTGAATTAGGTATTTTACATCTTCTGAGTTTATTTCTTTATTTGTGTATTGTTTGACGTGTTTGAATATTCTGCATTTGTCCAAAAACATATAATCTTTAATGGACTGTTCTATGATTTTTTGTCTTATTTCATCTGGGCAGGTTAGTTTAATTTTATCGTCCATATCGGCTAATATTTGCAAAGTTCTATCAGCTGAGGTGTCGTCGATTAGTTGAGTTCTTTGCAGGTTGTTCAAAGTTAAATATTCAGTGATTGCTGAATTTTTAACGAGTTTTGAGTTAGCTTTTATCATTTTTGTATATTTGCTAAGGATGTTGCTTTCAAACGTCTGTTTGTTTATGTTTGGATTTTTAGCAAAGTGGTATTTCATAAGCCAAACGGTAGCTGCTTTGTGGTTAAACTCCAGTACATTTTTAAAAACGTCTATTTTGATAGCTTTTTTGCCATTTTTAGAAAGGACAGTTTCACCATAGTCGTCGATTTCATAGAGGAAGTTTTGGTCTATGTTTTTACTGATGTTGTTCATATATTCATCTTTGATGGTGTTATATGTAGTTTTGATATAGTTCATTCTTTCTTTAATAAACACGTTGATTTGTTTAACTTTCCTAGTTCGTTTAATCATCTGAATTGAACTAACCGCGTCCGTGCTCATAGAACTGTCAAAGTGCCAATGTGTGTTAACTGTGTTTAGGTTAGAAACTCCAACCGTTAAAGTTGGGCTGTATATTAAAACGTCGTATTTGGCAGTCGGCTGTTTGAACGATTCATACAACAAATGTTTTGTGCTTTTTGGGGTTTGTGCAGTTAAAGTGACTACCTTTACGCCTTTGTTTTGCAACAACAATTGAAGTGAGTTTAAAAAACCCAAAGAGGTACACGAAACTGTGCATTTTTCAACCTTGCATTTTTCAACCAAATCTTTAACGAAGTTGTTAAAATCTTCATATAAGTTCAACCCGACACAATCCCTGTATAGATTATCAACCATATGGACGTTTTCGGTTTTGTTGCTTAGTAGGAAATTTTCATACCCTGTTAAAAAAGCATCTGCTATTATTAACTTTTTATTAAAAGAACCGAAAAATTTACTAATGTTTAAATTTGAATTATTCAAGTTACTTCTAGAGTGCATCATAAGGCTTATGAACTCATCCATAATAACAACGTCGAACAATCTAATATTGTACTTCCAGAGCGAGTCGAATTGACAAATTAAAGAATCTCCGATGTTGTATTGGTCTCGGTTGTAAACTTTAACGTTGTATTTTTCACTAAAGTCGTTAGCTACTGAAATTCGGTTAGTTATTATCAAAACACTCATATCTTGATTGTTAGCTTCTTTAATCAAGTGGTGGATGATCGTTGATTTTCCAGTCCCCATAGGAGAACGAACACTGAACAGACCTCCTTCAGCACTTATAAATTCAGAACAGGCTGATTTAACGTCTGGAGTTAAGGACAGATATTTTTGATTTACTTGAATTACTTTAGTGGAAGTGTTGAAGTTTTCAAACTCATCTGAGTAGTTTAGGTTGGTTTTCATCAACTCTTTGGCTTTTGGTAGTTTTCGAATGGTGTCGTATATTTCGACAGTTTTTAAAGAGTTGAAGTGATGCATAGTGTAAGGAGATTCTTTAAACCAAAAATACCCGCCTATTGATTTAACTTCACTTGTGTGTTTGAAAGTTATAGATCCATTTTCGTTAGTTTTAACGGCGGTATATCCCATAGATTCAAAAGCTTTCAAACACAACTGGTTGATAGTGTTAACTTTAACACCTTTTAAATTCTGCACGTTTAGCTTAGTTGTGTGTACTTGAGTCCCGTTGACACCTTTAGAATAGCTAGATTTAACTTTGTCTATTTTAGAAACTTCGGGGGTTTCCGCAGGTGAGTACAAAGATCCAATTTCGTTGTTAAAAAACACATCATTTCTCAACATCGGAGCGTTTAAAGTAGTCTTCCTACCTACATGTTCGTCGATTGTGCAAAAATCTCTCAACTTCAAGTGGATGTTTTTTAAAACACGCTTACATTCTAAAAAAGACATCTGTTCTGTGAACAAAACGCCTTTCATTCTGAAATTATCGATTCCGTTGTAAGACCTAGAAGCTCCTAAAATTACTTTGAACTCTCTGAAAAAATCAACTACTGAATCTTTACCTTTTTTGGTAAACACATCATCTATGTCTAAAATTAAATAATCAACACAACTGGAGTAAAATTCATCTAGGTTTTTCTTCCGTCTGTATGTGCGAATTGGTTCTTGTAAATCCAAAGGGATGTTCAAAATGAACCGGCTAGCTAACACGTTGAAAAATTCCAAATTACTTTTAACTTCAACCGTTTCAAAAACAAAAGTCTTATCTCCAAAGGGAGAGTATGGAATTTTTTTCTTAGTGTCTGCGTGGAATATTGTTATTTTTGTAGTTTTGTCACGTTGTGTGCCGTTCATGTGTGAAATTAAAAGCTCCTTCTGACGAGATATTACGCCGTGATGAATCCTAAGTCGGTATTATACAATAATAATTCAATTAAGCAAAACGTTTAATCAACTATGAATACAGATTTACCTTTTAGTTTAATGTTAAAATCTGCAAGCACGTCTTGGATGTCTTCATCTGTGTATTTAGTTGCAAATTCAATTTCAACTCCAAAGCTAGTCGGCGTAACCGTTTTGATTTTAAACCCAGCAGCTCTTAACAAGTCTTTTGGTGATTCTCGAACGTTAGTTTCGGAAGCTTCGATCATTCTAACCTCGCTAATCCCCTCTAATGGGACTTTTGAAGTTTCTGATAACATCGATGAAAAGTTCATATGTTTTAATCCTGTTTTATACTATGTTAAACTGATGGAACATTTCTTCACCTGGTATATGCAAAGGAGAAGCTGTGATTGCGTAACGGTTGTAAATGTGGTAATGTTCGGCACCTGTGTCTGGATTAACCCCGTTAACCACAGTTTCTTCGTAAGGGGAGAACACACCACTTGATTTGCTCATATTCAAAGGGTCTAACAGACCTACATAAGCTGTGGTACTCAAAGGGTCTGGATTTAAGTAAAACTTAGTTTTTCCAATTTTAGCTACAAAAAGACTAGAATTATTTTCTCGAACTTCACCTTGTGCGTAATTAGCCAAAGACATAACACCTGCTAATTCTTGAGCCGGTAAAACTGCAAACGCCTCAAATGTTCTCAACCCAATCGAGTTTATTTTCAAAACTAGCTCTTGTACTCTTTTAGTCACTGTGAACAAAGTCAACTCAGCGTTAGCTCGAACTGCTGGAGATAATGTTAAACTAGGCCCTACTAAAGAGTTCGACGTTAAAAAAGCCAAAGTGTGTGCATTTTCTGCTTCGTTTGCCAACCCTCTTAACAAAGAACCGATAATTTTATTAGCTTCTAATCCATACTGAGCTCTCAAATCTTGGATCATTTCTTGAGTCACGCCTGTTGAAATAGCAACGCTTGGGTAACAAGCAACTTCGCTTCTGAATAGTTGGAAATCATTAGCGTTTGTTAGAGTTACTGGGTTACCAGGTTGAGCAACTCTGTTTCTAACATTGAACAAAGCAGCTGTAGGTCCGTGCATTTGTTGAACTGAGAAAATCTCACGTCCTAAAGAAGGTAACTTAACTTGTTGAAACATCTGCTCAACTGTCAAGTTCTCGTCAGTAGTAGCTATGTTAATATCAGCAGGACCTACCGTGTTTTCTACAATTTTAACCATTGATTTCCTCGTTGTGTATATAAAAATACATATTTATTATGTATTTATAACAACTAAGTCAATGAATTAAAAACAACAAAGATTTATTTTACATTTTCAGAACAGGCTGTTCGATAAGGACACCAGTCGCACAATTTAGAAATATTTTTTTCAAAGGTTTCGTCAGTTTCAGCGGCTTTGATTTTACTAAACAGTTCGGAAGTGTAGTTGACCAAGTGTTCTCTGGTTAATGTTAGTTCATTTTCCAGGTCATGTTCTACGTATATGTAACTTAGTTTAATCGTGTTGATTTTAGGATACACGTTGAAGAAATAAATAGCGTAAAACATCAGTTGGTCGTAATTTTGCCACTTTTGTTCTTTATACTTACCAGTTTTATAATCACATATGTGTAAAATTTCATCAATCACAGTTAACAAATCAACAGCTCCGCGAAATAAAGCTGTTTTGTCAAAATAACTTACTGAGTTCAAATCATTGCTAAACGCTAATTTTAACTCGCGTGTCGATGTCGCATTTAGGTATTTTTTCCCAATTTTAGTTTGTACGAATAAATCGACGATGTGCTGGTACTTCGAAGCTAGTTTGTGTGTGCTTTTTGACGGATAATGTTCAAGTATTGAATGTATCGCAGACCCTTTTAACAAGGAAGTTCTGTCTGTTTTCTCCTGAGGTAACTTTAGCAAATATTGGTATTTAAACCTACGGTTGCATTGGTGGTGGGTGTTTAATTTAGAGAAAGAATAAGGTGTGTGTTTTAAATATTTCTTCAAGATAATTTAATCAAAGTTCTGTCCACGATTTTAGTCATTTCATGTTTACCTTTTTGGAACAATTGATTGTTACATTCTACTACTTTCCCGTTCTCCAACATGCACATATCACCAATTTTTACTTCAGTTTCGTTTTTATACAACATGTTGTTGAGTCTCCTTTTTTTTTATTCGTTTACTAAACATCAACTTGATTCGTTTAAAAAAACTAACACGCGCTTGAAAAAACAACCCATCTTGACATTTTCCACCTGTACCTCTAGCACTTCTACAATATGTCCTGCTCACACTGTCACCCATTACTAGATTTGTCAATTTCAAAGATACATAACGGTCATTCAAACACAGGGGACCCCTAATTTCGTACGAAGGTCGATTTTGAAAAAATTCACAATCCACACAAAAGCGGCTCTCACTGTTATTTTCCAATGAGAACCTCCTTTGAACATTTATACACACACGACCATAGATTAAACAACTGTAAATATAATCCAACGTACGTCACGTTTAATCTACTAACATACCGATGGAGTCGTCAATTTTAGTATTAAGCTCTAACCACTCACGGATAGTTTCAGCTTCGAAAATTTCAGATTCTGACTTTTTCTTATCAGCTTTGATTCGGTTGATAATACCAGCGACTATTTGAACCGGAACACCCTCCTCTTTGAAGGTTTGTTTTAGTTCTTTAATATCGTTGTCGATTGCTTTTCTCTCTTGTAATTTAATCAACAGTTGAATTGCAAACTCTTCAACATTAGCTTGGGCTTCTTGAACTGAACCAGGGGCTACACCACTCATAATGACACGCCCAAACTATTAACTACACATTCAACGTATTTTCTATATTTAACAGGTGTCGCACAATCCACGTACACAAAATCTGATGTAATTCGCTGGACGCTGTCTTTGTCGTTATATGTAATTGGATGACTCAAGTTGAAAATAACACGGTTTTTTCCATCAATGAATTTAACTGTGCTAACTTCGTGGATGTTGATCCAAACATTATCGTCAACACCAGATAAAAACATACTGGAAAATGCTTCGTTGTTTTTCAAGCGTTGAATATTTCTATTCATATCTTCGTCGTTCTGAGCGTCCCAATAAACATAATCACTAACATTTCGTTGAATGCCTTGGTTTGTTTTAATCTGAACCGAATAGTTCATGTTGAAAATAATTCGGTTCTTGCGTTCCAAAATATGAACATTGCTCACGTTTTTTAAATTGATAACCTTGTTGTTTATTTCAATAAACATTCTCTTAATTCTCCTGTAACATTTTTGTATAACGTATTATACTTAGTTTTTAGTCAAAAGTAAACATATTTATTCTGCTAATGATACAAATATACCTATCCAAACAACAACTCCAAACAACAACTCCAAACAACAACATGTCGTTAAACAATCTGTTAGTTATTATCTGTTTTAACGAGTTCGTTTTTTACTCATTTTTGATCTAATTTCACTTAAACTATTAGTCCTAATCAACCACATCATAGAATTAATCGGACGGCTATGATATAAATCTCTAGTTTTCATAACTACTGTTTTCTTACGCTTGAATTCAAACGGTTTGTTCAACATATAAATCTCCTGTATGATATGTTGTTAATTATACAACGAAATTAACTAAAAGTAAACAAAAGAATCACAACCTAGACGTTAGTTCAACTTCAGCTATAATTCCACATTTTATATTATTCTTAACCAAATCACAAACAGAACCATAATTCAACATCAACTCATTCATGTCTTTTTCTTTGAATTGTTTCGGTTGTATAAATATGCTATGTCCTTTTTTAGCATACTGTACAGAGTTAATGATTCCAGTCCTGTCGTTATCTAAGCAGAATATTGGTTTTTTGATTTCTTTGAGTCTTTCATCTGGGAGTTTAGCTCCTAATAAAGCTATCGAGTTCGGCAACCCTGAAGCAATCGCGTCAAAAACGCCTTCGAAAATATAAACAGGCTCTTCTAAATCGACGTTGAACCAGTTGAAAATTTTATACCCGATGTTCGTGTTGTTCATGTAAGTTGTGAAGTTTTTAGTTTCTGTACTTCTTGAGTAAAAACCATACATCACGTCTTTATAATACAAAGGAACTACTACAGAATCGGTTATTCTATACAAAGTTTCACCGATTTTCAAATCTCTATCTCCGAAGAACCACTTTCCAAATTTTGTATTTGGTTCAATACCGCGGGTTTTTAAATAGTCAATCCCGTGTTTGGATTCTTCGATCGGTTGCATGTACATGGTTAAATCTTGAACTTGAACTGGAGGCTTAGGTATCTGTAAAAATACATCATTAGGTTCCCAACTATCCAATAAACTATCTTTTGGTTCAGACGTGGGTGCTGTTTCGTGTTTATTTGTAGTTTTTGTAGTTTTTTTAAAAGAAGCGAACACATCTCCGCCGTTTGAAAGCTCAGTTAGCGTGTTTTGGAAAGTTTCTCGTTTATATTGACTTAGTAAGTTTGGGAAAAACTCGTTCAAGAAACCATAAACCGTCTTGTTGTGAACTAGACAGTCTCCGTTGAAACAGTTGACGTTAGTTACAGTTCCTTTATTGTACAAATGCAAACGCTTGGCACTTGTTTTAGTTTTAGAATCTCCACAAACTGGACACTTGGCTTGGACATCTTCAGTAGTCTCCCTACCAATTCGTTCCAAACCAACCGCCATCTTGAAATACTTAACATCTACCGAAACTAATCCCATAATTGCACTCTCCTTCTCTGTATTTTACAAACTGAACATTAACTGAACATTAACTGAAGTTTACCATCCAAAATCAGAAGCCGTTATTTCTCGGTCTAGTTTGAAAACTATCGGCAATGTTGTTAAAATCATATTCATGTTGTTAGCTCTTAAATATTCTTCAAGTTCTTGGTTTTTATATTCAGTTTTAGCTTCGTTGTAGGCGGTTAAAACATTTTCTTCTATATATTCTGGAATCCCCTCTCTCATAACCAAAATGTAATTCCGGTCGTAGTTCTCTTGGAGAGTTTTATCAGTCTTTAACCAATTTTCAACACTTCCGTGCTCTTTGATTACTTTCTTCAACCCACTTGGTCCGAATCTGATCGGTTTGTAAATAGCTTTGACTCCAGTAGATTCGCCATTCCTGTTAGTTTCATAAACACTGAACTCGTTCAACAGTCCTATTTTTTCGTCTTTTGGTATGGATGTTTTGAAAAGTTGTGGGGTTTTACAGTCGTGTCCGTGTTCTTTCAAATATGTTAAAAAGTCTTCGCTGAATTCAGTTCCGTGAACTATCTTAGGAACCCCATCGGAAAAGTCTCCTAAAATACAATGTTCGTCTATCCATTCCTGCAACGAACCGGATTTCGACTCGGGCGTTAACCATTTGTGGGTCAGAGAACTCCACTGTTTGACGTTCGCTCCTGGTTTTGCAGCTTGAAGCATGTCTTTATCGGGTGAGTGTATTAAAATAGGCTCGTGTTTGTTGTACAGGTCACTCAGCACAAGAATCAAATCGTCCGCTTCTGCTTTTTCGACTTCTACAACTTTCCAAGGAGTGAAATTACGAATCGCTTCGATTAATCCTTGCAATTCAGCAAACAGTTCTTTGAAGTTGATTGGAGATTGGTCTCTAGTGTCTTTTCTTTGCATCTTATAACCTGGGTAAAAATCTCTTCGCCAATAACCGCCAGTTGCGTTGTCAAGACAAATCACCAAATCTCCAAACTTACCAGAGTAGGTGGTTTGAATTTCAATAAGTTCTTCCATAATGCAGTGTTTTACGTAATCAACATACTCAGATGTGTTATATTGTCCGTCTGTTGTTTTTGGGTTTGTCTGTTTAACTGCTGTGTGTATCTTCCTGTGTAATATTGAACTATAATCTACTAAAATCATGCAGTAACTCCTTTGCTTTTAATTCTCTAATCTCTGTGTGAAAACACTCGCTCCAACCTGTAAAACTTATACTTTGAGGAAATTGAAAAACACGATATTCAAACTCTCTTAATTTATTCAAATAAGTTCTTTCCAAAATAGCACTTTGCAAGTTGTTACACTGTACCAACTCCAACACTTTCCATGAAAAATCTTTGTACTGTTTGCCCTTAAAACGTCTCTTGACTCCAACTGAAGTAATTCCTACTTTGATAAACTCAAAACCGCTTACGTGTTTAAACTCCAACCTGTAGAACACTCCAGGTTTTAGCCCTTTGTCTGAGTTTAGTTGGTATCGGTGTATGAAATCTACTCCGTGATTCGAACCCAATATAGAACTTCGTTTTTGGGTTCTAACCCTAGTCCTAAAGCACATCGAACACCCGCTACCACCCAAATGTGAATTGGGTGTTTGAAAAAAAGATCCGTGCTTTTTGCACAATATATCAACGTTGGTTTTGTTGTTTTTGTACTCAACTTTAGAATAACTGTACTTATCTCCGTGAACTTTGTGAGCCTTTTCAACAAACTCAGCAGTACTGCTGGATAATTTAAACGCAGTTCTAATCCGGGAACATTTTGTACACCCGTTACCACTCAAATGGTCATTTACTCGTTGAGTGAATTGTCCGTGTTTTTTACACATTATTTTTACTTTAGTGTTGGTGTTGACGTACTCAACTTTGGAATAATCGTACTTATCTCCGTGAACTTTGTGAGCCTTTTCAACAAACTCAGCAGTACTGCTGGATAATTTAGAACCTGTTCTAATCCGGGAACATTTTGTACACCCTGAATTTTTAGTGTGAAGTTTGGGAATTTGTTCAAATTGACCGTGTTCTTTGCAGATTATTTTTACTTTAGTGTTGGTGTTGACGTACTCAACTAGAGAATAATCGTACTTATCTCCGTGAACTTCCCTAGACTGTTCTATGAACATTTCAACGGATTTTACCAACGTGCTGCCTGAACTCAAACGAGCACATTCTGGGCAACCGTTGTTGTTTAAATGGGCGTTTGGAATTTGATTAAACCACCCGTGTTCTTTGCATGTGATTTTTACTTTTGTTTTGTTGTTTTTGGAATCAACTAGAGAATAATCGTACTTGTCTCCGTGAACTTCCTGAGCTCGTTTTATGAATTCAAAAGTAGTCATGCATCGATTTGCACATTTTTGACATCCACGACCTTTGGTGTGGTTTCTAGGCATTTGTTCGAAAATACCGTGCTCAGGACATGTTATCTTAACTTTAGTGTTGGTGTTGACGTACTCAACTAAAGAATAATCGTACTTATCTCCGTGAACTTCCCGAGCTTTGTTGATGAATTGTGTATTTGTTAGTGTTTTACTCATTTTTTTAACTCAAACGAAACTGCTGCGTGTCGTTTAGTGGACTGTTGGACTGTTGGACTGTTGGACTGTGAATCATTAAAACATCTCAGCGTTTCGTTCGCTTTTTGCAACAATTCGTTCAAATCTGTTTCGTTGAGATCAAAACACTCAGTCCTCCCTGAAAAAACAACACCTTTTGGAAATTTGAACGGTTTTTTTGATTCTTTCAACATACTCAACACTCGCTGCTCTAACAAAGCAACCTCTAAGTTGGTAAGTTCTACAGTGTGTATGATTTCATATGTGAATTCTTCATACCCGCGTTTGAATCTAGATTCTACATTCCTTGAAGTAATTCCAACTTTAATGAACTCAAAACCACCTACGTGTTTGAATTTTAAAACATAAAACAACCCAACAGATTGCCCCAACGATTCGTTGTTCGTGTATTTTTTTACAAAATCCAACGATAACCCCTCAGTCCAACAATCTCTACAGTTTGACCCTTTTAAGTGACTTGATGGAGTTTGTAAAAACGATCCGTGTTGAGGGCAGATAATCTCTACTTTTACTGTACAGCTAATGTAATCAATTAAAGAATAATCGTACTTATCTCCGTGAACTTCCCGAGCTTTGTTGATGAAGTTTGTAAAGTTTGCGTCACGTTGACTGTTGGCTAAACACTCTAAACAACCTTTTTGCAACAAGTGTACGTTTGGATTTTGTTCAAAAACGCCATGTTCGGGACAGATTATTTTAACTTTTGTTTTGCTATGAGTGTAATCAACTAAATAATAATCGTACTTATCTCCGTGAACTTCCCGAGCTTTGTTGATGAATTTTATATACTGGTTCTGTTTGTGTTTTTCAGTTGTGCAAATTGGACAGCTGCTGTTTATGTGATCGTTGAGCGTTTGTTCAAAAACACCGTGTTCAGGACAGATTATTTTAACACATTTTGTGTTATGGATGTAATCAACTAAAGAATAATCGTACTTATCTCCGTGAACTTCCCGAGCTCGTTTTATAAAATCCTCTGTGGTTAAACTTCTTCTTACTCCGTTATCTTCATAACTACATTTTGGACAACCGTTTTGATTCACGTGGTTTGTTGGTGTTTGTTTGAAAATACCGTGCTCGGGACATATTATTTTAACTTTAGTGTGAGATCCAACGTACTCAACTAAAGAATAATCGTACTTCGAACCGTGAACGGAATTAGATTCAGATATAAATTTATCTGTAGTTCCCAACAAGTTCAACCCTCGGTGTTCGTAACTACATTTTGGACAATTGGAACCGCTAATGTGTAACGACGGGGTTTGTTCAAAAACACCATGTTCTGGACAGATGATTTTTACTTTTGTTTTACTGTGTGTGTACTCAACTAAAGAATAATTGTACTTCGAACCGTGAACTTCCTGAGATTGTTCTATGAATTCTTTTTCACTCTTTCTTCTACTAACAGCCCTACTTTCATACCCACACATGTGACATCCCCCTGATTTGAGATGATTGGTTGGCAATTGTTCAAAAACACCATGTTCTTGACAGATGATTTTAACTTTTGTTTTTGAATCGACGTACTCAACTAAAGAATAATCGTACCTCGAACCGTGAACTTCCTGAGCTCGTTCTATAAATTCGCCAGTAGTCTTTCTTATTTTGGTCTTTATGCTTATGAACCCACACTTCTGACACCCAGCTGAATTGAGATGGTTAGTTGGCATTTGTTCAAAAACACCATGTTCTTGACAGATGATTTTTACTTTTGCTTTTGAGTTGACGTACTCAACTAAAGAATAATCGTACCTCGAACCGTGAACTTCCTGAGCTCGTTCTGTAAATTGGGGAGTTGTTAATGGTTTACTCATACAAATTAAAAAAGGGCGCTTGAACTAACAAACGCCCTTTAAAATTTAACCTAGTTCAAAACTTTTAAACTAAACCAGACAACAGAGAATCTAAAGAAACGTCATTCTTGACCTCTTCCTTTGGTGTTTGAACAGGTTGAGCTGTTTGAGCAACTTCAACAGGTTGAGCTGTTTGAGCTGTTTGAACGGGTTGAACTGTTTGAACGGGTCGAACTTCTTGAATTTCAACAGGTTCAGCAACTTGAGCAGTCAAAGGTTGAGTTTGTACGTCTTCGAAAGTAACCCATGCCATTTTTTCCTTCAACTCTTCATAGCTCAAGAACGATTCAGGTTTCAACAAATCACTCAATTTATAAGCGTTTTCTTTAATATCTGTTAGAGCTTCATCAACAGAGTCGTAAATTGAAGAAATGTCGTTTAAAACTTCAGAAGAATCGTAGTTGATTTGGTTATTAGCTCCTTTCTTAGCAACTAGACGAAACGAATTACCTTGCAGTGGATTGAACAACTCTTTAGGTTTAGCTCCCAACGAACGATCTTGTTCACTTGGATCAATCGCAGCTTGCAACTTGTCTTTCATAGATCCAGACATTTCATATAAGAAAATTTTACCTTCGTTCTCTGGATTGGCTGGGTCTTTTAGAACTTTAATGTTACTAACAAAACGAACACCTCGTGAAAATTGACGTGCTTCTTCCTTTAAGTTGCTGTTCCACAGCATTTGCCATTTTTCTTGAAAAATACAGGGCTGGTTAATAGTTGAGGGTGAGAATTCACTTACAAAACGCTTCTTACCATTCTTAGTAATCGTAGTGCTGATTTTATACATACGCTGAATCATACCACGCTCAGAATCTGGCAAAAAACGAATTAAAGCAGCTCCGTTACCTTCTTTGTCTTTTTGCAACACGTAAAAACGCTCGTCGCGTTTATAAGATGTTTTAGGGGTTGCGAATGGGTCCTTTCCAATCTCAGCTTTCATAGCTGAAAAATTAAACGCATCTGCACCTTGTACTGTGTTAAAATCTGTCATCTTTTTTCTTCCTCATATTTTGCACTCAGAAACTCTAGTCTTCGTGCTTCGATTAAAAATTTTGGAACTCAACAATATGAGCCCAATTCGAACTGTTTATAGTCCATTAGACTTTCTTCGAAAAACCAATCAAAATTACATCAAACGTATCGATACGTTATTATTTATAATTCAATTGATTTATATACCAAAAACTTACCAAAAAGGTAAACATTTATTAGTTAACCTTGTAAAAATCAGCAGTTTCTGAACAATATCCGTTACTTTCTCCGTAAAACCGCAAATCTACGTATCCATTCACAGTAGCTAGTTTGCGAACGTTGTTTATATTCTTACCTAATAAGAAATCAACATTATTCTCCTTCTTTAATTTGCGTATCTTCAATACAGTGAACTATATACCAAAACTTACCAAAAGTAAACTAGCTCTTATGAAACAATCTTTAGCTTCTAAATGTTTTCTCAACCTAGATGATTTTCCGTCGCTGAGTGAAAGAACTACGTTCATATTCAAAAATTGCACAACACTTTGTTTCGTTCTTATTAACCTTGAGTCATACCGTGGTAAATCATAGCTTATTCGAACAGCACGATTCGAAGTGATTAGTCCTTTAATATGTATTTTGGTACGTTTTTAATATCACACATTGCCCTTTTGACAATTTCCAAAGATTCTCGCTTTTCGTAAACAATCACATCTGTTTTTGGAAGTTTGATCAAAACGTTGTTTCCCAAAGGAAATACTGAGAAATACGTACGAAGGTCAGTTCTCCTGATTTCCCCTGGTAGTTTGCCAGTTGGTAAATCCTCAGCACAAACAGCTACATCGATGTCGTTATATTCACTCAATCTCAACCCAGCTGACCCAATAACCACACAGTCAGTACCAGTTAGAAAATCTAAAGTTGCGTGTTTCATTTTGCCAAGTCTCCGTTTTAGTCAAGGTGCGTGCCAAAAATCCAAATTTGCTAATTTATTCGATTTTGCGTTGAACCGAGATTCTGTGTTGAAGTGAGATTCAAGCGTGTTTTTAATATCTTGTAATTTAATACCATTTGTTAAATAAACAGAAATGTACATCCCAGCTTCGTATCTACGACCGTAAAACTTAACAACATCAGGTCTTGAAAGTTCATCACAAATTAAGAATGTAATTTCATCAGTTTTTACTTTCAACCCAATTTTGTACAAATCCATGATGCTTAATTTAGGAATGTACAAACAGTTAATAGAAGACTTCGACAAACAATCAACACTCACAGTTTCACTCATATCATTACTCACAGTTTCATTCAAGTTTTAACAGTCATTAAAATCTTAAAGGATTCTAACGAGTCGCTAGTTAGCAAAATACGATAAGTGTCGCGAGCTGAGTTATATTTAACGAACATGGTGTAGTCAGCTTCTGGTAACATTTTAAAATTATCAACTGGGATTTTAATTTCAAATTGCTTAGTACAATTTGAAGATTTCTTAATGCTGAATTTGTTACTCTTGGCGTTGAACCGGTTAGTAGCACCTAGAGAAACAGAAACGCCACCATCGACACTTGAAAAAATAACCTCTGTTAAATCTTTAAAAACACCAGAGCTTGATTTGATCTTTTTAATATCTTGCGTTGTTAACGTAAACTCAGCTACTGACGGAACAGACTCAGTCTTTGTAAAGTGACTGACTTTCACTTCCTCAGCGTTCATAAGTTGAATGTTGTCAGTTATGAAAACTGAAGATGTGTCTTCTTCGGAGATGTTAATAACGCCGTTACTAACATCAACAACACGTTCATCCCCGAACAACTTAACTAAATTCAAAAATTCACCCAACGAATTCTTCAACCCAATATCTTCAAAAGAGTCTCCGTCCAACTCTTCGACGTTGAACATAATCATCATATCTTGAGCTTCTGAAACTGCCACAGTCTCTGGAAACTTCAAAATCACCGAATTAGTCATCTTGTTCACTTGTTGTAAAACTTCAACAGTTTGTTTGTTTAACATTTATAAATACTCCTTTTTACTCGAATGATTCTACTAAAAAAGCAGTTCATTGTATCTCAGTAACGAGCGTTCTTTCAGAACGTGAATTGTACACCAAACGAAGCTAAAAGTAAACAGTTAATTTGCAGCCAACGTTATACCAACAATTCTGGGTAGTCTTTTTGTAACTGTTCTAGGTAAATTTTATAATATTTAGACGTTACGTAGTTAGACAAAGGCACTCCAGATTTTATACTGAACAACAATCTCGAAAACAACGCATCTACTTTGTCAGTGAACAGCTCCTTGTCCTTCGGCGATTTGTGAACTTCGTAAAAATTAACACCGAACGGTATTAACAAACCGTTAATTTAAACAAAATCATCAACGTGTTTGTCATATTTTGTTTTAGTAACAACGTGTACTTTTCTTGCGTTTCTTGCGTTTTGTGCGTTTTTCAAATTATACATATACTACACCCAAGTCGTTGTTTGATATTTCACTTGGACATGCTCGGACTGGCTTATACAACGCTCCAACCACGTCGTTCGTCGAAAAAATATTTTTGCATTTTTTACTGCGTTTGAACGAATTAAAAGACACTGTATTTTCGCCGTGTGTTGGACAAATTGTAGTTATTGAGCAATCACCGATACTCACTTTGGTGTCGTTCTCATCTGCTAAAATTTGTAGTTTCTTTTTTCTCTCAGCTAATCTTGAACACTTAAAGCAAGTTTTTTCACAACCACGCATAAATTTCAAACTGTGTCCTTTGGGACACTCAAATTTCATGTAAGTTTTTCGTTTAACCGTTTCCAATCCAATGAATTTGTATCCAGCGTTTTTATCCACGAACAACTTCGCGTTTTCAATTATTTTAACTTTGAAAGAATTGCATTTTTTACACCCAACACCTGATAAATGAGAGTGTATGTCTTTCCTAAAACGTCCATGCTCTTTGCATATTATATCAACGAACCGTCCTTCAAAAGAAGATTCTACATAACTATATTTACAGTTAAACTTTTCATCCGCAAGCTCTTTAAACTTAATGAATATCATAATATCATAGCATCATAACATAAAAATAGCCAACAAACACATTAAATGCATAAGTTGGCTATTTTGATTAACGTTTGATTAAGGTTTGATTAAATTAGTATTAACGTTTAGTTCCCCAGATCGCAAACCCAATGCTGTTATAGTACTCTGGTTTATTCTTAGGAACTTTTATAAACCCGTCGTCAGAACCGTTGAAAATTCCAGCACCACCACCACTCAAAGAGATAAAATCACACTTGTCTAAAATTTTCCCATATTTGGTCTCAACTAGCTCCAATAGATTTTTCAAATACACCTTCTTAGCTGTTTTGTTAAACTCGGTGAAATCGTGCTTAACTCCTCTCAACGAGTAAAAGTTAGTGTCTAAAACTTCCCTAGCTTCTTGGATTGAAATTCCACGGTTGTGGGATGATTTTACTTCTTTGGCGATTTCAGCACAAATTTTAACAACACCTTGGTTTTCAATACCTTCGAACAGCGAGGGACTAGTCCGTCCATCTGTGACTAGGAACATATCAAGAGTATTTCCACCCACATCAATACCTACGTAAGTTTGGTCACCGGTGAAGTTGATTTGTTTGTTTGGGAAATCATTCCCATAAGTGTCTAAGGTGATTTTAGATCCAGAACCTTGAGGTAACACGAAAACGTTGAAAGATTGTTTAACCCCTTGAACTTCGATATTTTCAAGGACTGATTTGAAATACCCTGAGTTTTCCAGTTGTGCTACGCTTAAACCAGTAACCACGGTTTCCGGTGTTTCATCTTCAGTTAAGTCCATAATTTGCAAAGCATGCCGGAGGAACAAAGGCGAAAAGTATTCTAGGTTAGTATACGAAGTAATGTCAACAATCTGTTCGCTTGGCAAGTGAAGAGCGTTTTCTCCAACGTTGTATGAATTTTCTTTAAAATCATAAATTCGTTTATCTTGAATGTGTTCATTTTTCTTAGTAATCCCAATAACACTTGGGAATTTAAACTGTTGTAAAATGCTTCCGTCTTTTTCCATCAGGGTACACTTGACGTGGGCGTAACCGACATCAATACCTAAAATTGGTTTCATATTTTTATCTCCTTATTTTAAAAACTCTAAGCCTTTCAACCAGTTGAAGTTGAAATTTTCGATTTTGTAACATTCCGTTTTGCCGCCGAATTTGAACCCTTCTGGGAATATAAAATCTGGTGGGTGTTCTTTGAAAAAAGATCTTTCTAGCAAAGCCGTTGAGAGGTTGCTCATTTTCAAATCTAGGTGGACTTTGTAACTTAATTTTTCATCGTTTTTGCCACCACGTTTACTACGTGAGTAGCGCTCTTTGATGGTTTTGGAAGTGATTCCGACTTTTATAAAACTAAAAGCTCTGAAATCGTTTGACTTTTCATAGTTGAACTCTACTACGTAAAATATACCAATTTTTGAACCCAATTTTTCGTTCAGAGTGTATCTTCCAATATAACAATTAGACCTAATTTCGTCAAAGCATTTGGGACATTTTGAACGTTTGGACAAGTGTTGGTTTGGTGTTTGTTCAAAAACTCCGTGTGTTGGGCAGATTATTTTAACTTTATTTTGACACCGTGTGTACTTAGCTAAACTATAATCATACCCAGTGTTTAACGCTTCACATTCAGCTAAAAACTCCTCGGTTGTTTTTGTTACTTTGCTTAAAACACGTTCTTTAGCGCACCGTTTACACCCCAATCCTTGTATTAGATTTTTAGCAGTCCTTTTGAACTTCCCGTGTTGTTTACAAGTTATATTTACAGAACAATCAGCGCCTGTGTACACAACGTCGTCATAAATTAACATATTTGAGTGAATGCACTTTAACTTTTCGACAAATTCATCGGTACTCAAGTGTTGTTTGGGTCTGTTCTTGTAACATCTAGGACATCCAGATTTGTTTTTTACATGACTGGCTGGAGTTTGCTGGAACGGACCGTGTTCTGGGCAGATTATAGTTAGTTTGCCCATATTACCTGAGTAAATAGCTTTTGAGTAGTCATATTTAGTTCCGTGAACGCTCTGAGCTTCTTTGATGAACTCAGGGAGTGTTTTCTTAGCATTACCATAACATCTAGGACATCCAGATTTATTTTTTACATGACTGGCTGGAGTTTGATGGAACGGACCGTGTTCTGTACAAATTATATTCAGTTTAACATCGACGCCTTTATAAACAGCTTCCGAGTAGTCGTACTTTAACCCGTGAACCCCCTGAGCTTCTTGGACGAATTCAGTTAGTGTTTTCTTAATTCTACTACAGCTGTAACACTTCAAACAACCGTGACTGTTTAAATGTGCAGTAGGTGTTTGTTCAAAACTCCCGTGTTCTGGACAGATTATAGTTAATTTAACACGACCACCTGAATAAACAGCTTCCGAGTAGTCGTACTTTAACCCGTGAACCCCCTGAGCTTCTTGGATGAATTCAGTTCGTGTTTTGAGTTTCATTTATATTGATTGTTTACTGGTTTCATTTCAAATGAACAACTCTGGACGTGTATGTGATAACAGGTTTGCATCTTTGAACAGACTAGATGTGCTTAATTTTTGTGGTAAAATTAGTGTTTTTATAAACTCTAAAGATGTACAATTCTCAAACATACTGTTTAAAGTACTACAGCTAGTTAAGTTTAAAAAACCAATCGAAGTTAAATTCTTACATCCGTAAAACATAGAGTACAACTCAGTGCAATTCAGGAGGTTCAAACTACCAACTGAAGTTAAATTCTTACATCCGTAAAACATACTACTCGAAGTTGTACATTTTGGCAAGTTCAAACTACCAACTGAAGTTAAATTCTCGCAGCGGTAAAACATAGTGTATGAACTTGTACATTTTGGTAAGTTCAAATCACCAACTGAAGTTAAATTCTCGCATCCGTAAAACATACTAAATGTACACGTAACATTAGGCATGTTTAAATCAGGGGCTTCTTTTAAATGCCAACAATTTCGGAATAGTCCAGAACAGTCGGTAATTTCTGACAAATCCAATGAGTCCATTTCTTCTTGAGTGCAACCACACAAGACTATATCTCTTAACTCTTGAGCTGTGACTTTTCGTTTAGTTTCTTGCTCGTTTTGCAATTCGTACATCTCCTGTTTTCCATTCCAATTTTTTAGCGAATGATGTTGAAAGCCCGGTCACACAGTTCTTCAATTTCTTCAAGAACTAACTCGTTGGAAGCATCTTTGCGCAACTCGCACAGTTCTTCAATTTCAATCAAGATTTCAACCAACATTGTTGATTTTGTAATTTCGTCTAAATTATCGATTGAGCTCATTTTTATACGTCTCCTAGTGTGTTTATTAACGTTTATCATATACATTTTTTTATCAGAAAGTAAACAGTTAATTTCTGTTTACTTCAAATCTCGTCGATTATAAATTCCATTTCTTGAGTTCCTGTGTCTACCATGACGTTCAAGTCGAATAAATCGTTCATTCTGAGTTGTTCTATTAAATTTTTAACCATACCAGCATCTGTAACTGAATGGGTTGTTTGGTCTTTTTGAACTGTAATTTCACTATCCGATGTAACAAACTCAATTTGAAATTCATCCAAGGCGTTTATGAGCTGTTCAGTTTTATTCAGTTGAAGTTTGGTCATCAATATTACTTTCATTGTTTTAGACTCCTAGTGTGTTTATTAACGTTTATCATATACATTTTTTATCAGAAAGTAAACAGTTAAAAACAGTCAAATTTCATCAATTACGAATTATGAATTCAACATCTTTGGTTGAAGTGTCAACAGTGACACACAACCCTAACCGGCTGTTTTCACGCAGTTTCAAAATCTCTGAGTTTATCTATCTCTTCATAAGACAATTTGGTCGAAAATTCAACATCTTTAACGATCGTGTTCAAGTAAGAACTACAAGTTTCGTGGTCGATGTCGTACGTTAAAGATCCCAAACCTCCTTCCACCCTAGTAATCACGTCCATTTCTAAAGTTACGTTGTGTCTTTTCGACAAGGCTGACAATTCGGTTAAAAAGTCAACTTTAAGAGTTGTTTGTGTTACGTTCTGATCCAGGATCGTCTCCTTTTTTGATAATATGAACTGTACACGTTTTTAAACCAAAAGTGAACAGTTTAATTAAGTGTTTTTTCAACGAACTCTGTTATTTCAGACAATCTGTTCGTTTGGTAACACTCAGTGCGTCCTTGAAAATCAACACCTTGCGGCATTTTGAAATCTGGACAGAATTCATTCAACACGTTTCGTTCTAACTCAGCGGTTTGTAAATTTGTCATTTTTAAACTTAACAACTCAACCCACTTGAAGTCTTTGTATTTTGACTTGTACCTGGTACTAACCCCAACTGAAGTTACTCCAATTTTCAGAAACTCAAACCCTAAAATATGCACGAAGTGTAAAATGTAGAACGTTCCTAGTAACTTTCCTTTTTT